GCTCGTCGTCTTCCGCAAATCCGGCGTGGATAAGGGAGTCGAGTAAACCTTTCAGGATGTTGTCGAGGTCGCGGCGGCGGGAGTCTGGAACGTCTGCGATGACTTTGATGCGGAGTCGTGATTTGGTGAAAATGTCTAACTAAAGTTGGCGGATGATTTGCTGAACGTCTTTTCGGTATTTCTGGCCTTTATCGCTGATGTAGTATTGGCTTCCCCGTCTTCGCCAGTAGGTGTTCACCGACGGCGGGTATGGAAGCACAAACTGATATTCGTTCATGACTTAATCTTCCCCTCCTTCAGCAGTATCGCCTGCGTCCTGATCACGCCTTCGAGGTGGTAAAGTCTGGCGTCTTTGTTGTCGAGAATCCTTGTGCGTCGGTCGATCTCCGCGTGGCAGTCACTACAAGCCCATGCGCCGATCAGGTCGTCAGGTTTCATTCCCGTTCCGCAAATTCCAGCCATCCGGTAATGTGCCAGAACTGTAGTTTCAGGATTTCCATTGCATATGCCGTAAATACGTACCTGGCATTCTCTTCCGCGCGCTTCTTTGCGTAGGTTAGCCATGACTTCTCCCCCATTTCTCTTGGCATCTCCTCAACCACACTCGCATATTTTGGCTGGTAATATCGGTATGCTCTCCGCTGTATTCATTTTGTGAGTGCTTGCATCTCACATAAACAAATACGGCAAGCAATGGATATGCGAATAACAAAATAAATAACAGAGCTGTAGCAACAGATACTTTCACAAAAAATGCAGGCAACTCTCTGACCTGATAGTCTGGAAAATCCAAGAATTCATCGATTATGTTGTTAGCAACATTGGTAGTTGCAATACATGCGACTGACAGACAATCAAAATAATTAAAGTCATATCCAGCCGCAGCAGCCCATGTTGGATTGTCTTGAAAATGTTTAAACGTTATTTTTCCGTATCGGCTAATCACCATCGTCTTCTTCCTCGTACATTGAGCTATTCGGATCGCTCATCAGTTCTGCGCAGTTATGGTCTGCCATGGTTTTCATGAAAACCCAGTTCTTTTTCTGCCCTCTTCCTTTCTGCAATAGCGTCAATGATGCTAGCAAATATTCCAAGATATTTGGTGCGCCCATCTACGCATATATTCGCAATCCACTTGCATCTCTCTTTATTGAAATACACTCCAGTCACTCCTGACGAATTGGTTATTTTTCTCTTTTGGTTCTGTGCATTCTGTTGGTGTGTAACCAATCGAAGATTAGATAGCCTATTATCTGACCTTACTCCATTTATATGATCAAATTTATACCCTAATGGAATCTCACCATTATTTATCATCCATATAACGTGGTGAGCATAAGTAATTACACCATCGATAGTTAACATCCTATAACCATCACTCCTAATGTAACCAGCAACACTGCCAACCTTAACATTATTAGAAGGAGACACTTTCCATCTAAGTACACCTAAAACATCATCATATGATAATTTATTTCTTAATTCGTCTATGTTGCTTATATTTCTCATTATGTTCCACCATATTTAAGCATTCATATATACAACGCTCACACACGTGAACTTCCAGCACATGCAGCTTCTGACCGCAGTTAGCGCACGTTAAAGCTCGCTCGACACTTCCTTGTTCGTAACTTCGATTTTGGTCAATCACCTTGTTTTCCTCGCACGTTCTCTAAGCCACCGGATATCCCACAGATGAGCCGTGTAGTTGAAGGTTTTTACGTCAGATTCTTTTGGGATTGGCTTGCGTTTATTTCTGGAGCGCTTCGTTGGAAGGTATTTGCAGTTTTCGCAGATGATGTCGGTGATACTTCGTCGCTGTCGTCTCATGCCGCCCTGTCTCCCCATCGCGCTTTCCATTCGAGAGCTAGTCGCGCTTCGTCTGACCACTTAACGCCACGCTCTGTACCGAATGCCTGTATAAGCTCTAATAGCTCCGCAAATTCGCTTACACGCATCCTGCTGGTTGACTGGCCTATTACCACAAAGCCATTCCCGGCAAGGTTAGGAACAACGTCCTGCTGCTTTAATGCTGCGGTAAACACACACTTCCAGCTTTCTGCATCCAGCCAGCGACCATGCCATTCAATCTGACGCGAAACGTCACCAAGGCAAGCCCAAAGCTTTCGATTCTGGTCTAAGCTGCGGTTGCGTTCCTGAATGGTTACTACGATTGGTTTGGTTGGGTCTGGAAGGATTTGCTGTACTGCGTGAATAGCGTTCTGCTGATGTGCTGGAGATCGAATTTCAAAGGTTAGTTTTTTCATGACTTCCCTCTCCCCCAAATAAAAAGGCCTGCGATTACCAGCAGGCCTGTTATTAGCTCAGTGATGTAGATGGTCATTTAATACTCCGTCACGTTTTCCTGTCGCCACGACTCGTCATATTCCGATTTCGGCATATTGGCGATGTAGCTATATGGCGATCCCGATTCAAGTTGCAGGAACTGGTGCGATTGCTCGTCAAGGAACAACGGGACACCACCTTCCCAACCTTCGCCGTTACGTTGTTTTTCAAGCATCAAAACAGATGCCGGAGATGCCAGTAGCTGTTCGTCCTTCTCTGACATCTTTTCACCACTCTGAACTCTCTGTAACGCTCTCTCGCGAGCCTTGTTACGCCAGATGATGAAAAGGTTGTCTGTCAGGTCTGTTATCGCTCCAGAGCCTTTTACGTCCATTTTCCCGGTTGGTTTTTCTTCGCTGTCTCCTTTTCGCGAGTGAGTAACGAGAATGACGTGGGAGTTTGTTTTGTTTTTGAAGTCGCAAATCGAGTCAACAAACGCCTTCTGCCCGTTATAGTCATCGTCGCCTATGCCACATTTCATCAGGCTGTCGATGATGAATAACTGGATGCCGTATCGGCGGCGAGCGTAGTCGAATATTTCGATCAGCCTGTCGGCTTTCGCCGTTCCGGTCAGGCCAAACACCCAAAGTCTTTCGTCATAAAATTTAAATGCAGAGTCAATTTCCAGCACTGGCGGCATCTTGCAGCACGTCGCCTGACGGGTAAGTCGCTTAAGGAGAATGCCTGGCTTCAGCTCAAGTGACGCGATGCACGTCTTCACACCCTGACGCATTGCCTCAAGTGCCATATGCCCGACAACCTCCGTTTTTCCGTGACCGTTCACACCATTGACCAGCGTCAACTCGGCCTCACGGAACTGGAATTTATCTGCCAGAGATTCCCACGGTGGATTAAACAGATACTGCTGCTTGCCGTAGAAAGCGTTGATAGTGTCCTGGTAAAACTCTCGCGCGCTGTAGAGTTCTTCGGGATCGAAGTAGGATGCCGTGCCGATGTACTGCCAGATTTCATCCTCGGTAACACCGTTCATCAGGCATTCGTTGATGTCTTTGTACGGCAGAGTAACAAGACGGCAACGATGTTCACCGAGTCGGCTTGCGATTTCCCTTGCGGCTTCACGACCAACATCATCAACGTCCATCGAGATGAATATTTCCTCAAACCTGTCGAGGTTGTGATACTCAAACTCAATCCACTGCTGCTTAGCGCCTTTCCCGCCACCAAACGGCACGGATAACGCCGAGATGCCGTATTGCGCATAGCTCATACAATCAATTTCGCCTTCGCAAAGTACAACCGCCCTCACGCCAGCGTCCAGAGCCTGCCATCCGAACAGACAAGGTTCGCAATCACCTTCTGCCATAATGACTTTCTTCCCGTCCGGTCGCTCAGTGCTGATTCGCTTGACCTGCAACAACTCACCATCGCGTTTGTACGGAAGCACCAGTGCATCAAGTTCTCGTTCTCCATTCCACACCTTGCCGCTGACAACCTCGTAGCGCTTTACGACTTCTGGCGATATGCCACGCGATTGCAGGTACTCAAGATGGGATTCTGTTCTGGTAACGTAGCGGGCGATTTTCTTGCGATCAGGTCTGGAGAATTTCTTCTCACGTTTGGCATCGAAATGGTGATCGTCATCCTTGATACCGAGAAATGCTTTCGCTTCCTGCATAGCCTGATGCAGGTTAATTCCTCGACATGCCATCCACAAATCAAGCATGTCACCGCCGTCTCCCTCAGCGAAATCAGCCCATTTTTTCTTGCCGCTAAGGTTGACCTTAAGGCTGTTTCCCTTGTCACCGTTGACGTTACCGGCAACCCACTCATGCCCCTCTTTCTTGCCGTTTGGCAACAGGTGCGGAGCCACCCTGTCAACCTGCGCCCAAAGCAGGTCGCTAAGTTCACTTGGCGTCATGATTCCCTCAGATTGAGATTTTTAAACCAGAAATCGACAAACGAAATACTTAACCAGCCGTGGTTATAACCAGCGACCAGTAGCGATTTGATTTTTGATTTCATGGTTCACCTGTCGAAAAACACGTAGCCAGTTTTCGATACGGTGATTGCGGATGATGGTTTGGATTGTGGTTGAATGGTTTCTGGCTTTTCGTCGTTCCAGCGCTGACCGTTCAGGTAGCTCGATGGTAACAACCTGTCGAATCCGAACTGCTTACCATTCCTGCATGCGATGTCTTCTGCCAGCATCGTGGCAAACTCGCTTGCCGTACCCCTGGTAGTTTTACGCCATTCCCTGAACTGTGTTCTGAATGCCGAAGCTGCGTTTTTCTTCCCGGCTTTCCGCATGCCTGCACACCAGAATATTTCCTCGAATGCCTTGTCGGTTTCTTCGTGACGGTCAGGAGTTTTTTCACACTCTGTTCGGACATGTTCGAACATAATGTTTTTAGGTTCATTGACTGGTTCAAAAGAGTGATAGGTTCTGGGGGCAGCTCCTGCCCCACCCCCTAGGTCAGCTCCTGCCCCACCTGATTCTGGTTGTATTTGTTGTGCATTATCCAGCGTCAGATAAAAAACGTTTGACTGGTTAAGCTCTCCTTTTCTTCTGAATTCCCTTTTCAAAAGCCCCATCTCTTCCAGCGCCCTAATGTGACTTTTTACTGTCGATCTGCTCACCTCACACTGGTCAGCGACATGTTGATATGAAGGCCAGCATTCGCCATTATCATTGGCGTTATCGGCAAGTTTAATCAGAACCAGTTTTCTCAGTGGGTTGCCAACCTTTATATTCATGGCCTTAGCCATAAGATTCATGCTCATTTTGACTTCTCCGAAGTTTTGTACCTGTTAAGTATTTCTCTCAGTGGCACAGCTATTGCTGGATTAACCCCCTGATAAAACTGGTCACGTAGCACATCTTTTCGGTGATTAACGCGTTTATTTTCCTGCGTTTTTCGCATATAATTACCTCGTTGGATGTTATTAAAATTCCATTTGTATTTGATCAGAACGCTCGGTCTTGCACACCGGGCGTTTTTTATTGGTGAGTCCATCAAGCGCATACTTAAAAGCCCTGCTAATCGGACTTATGTCTGATGCCATTCCGAAAGCACACAAGACCGAAGCAATAAATCTCCAGTCCGTTCTGCTTATCTTCGATTCATGACAGCCAATCATCTTTGCCAGACCGCGCTGGGTAAGCGTTGACAGGTTGATGAGTAAATCAGTTTCTGCGCGATCAATTTCTCGCTGTGTTGGCTTGCTGTAACTTGCTTGTGTCATTTCTTAATATTTCCAATAGTGAATAGTTAGTTGAAAGGTATGCGTGGAAACGCATATGGCCTTAGTTGGTCAGATATATTGGGACTCGCTTTGTCAGCGACGTAGGACGAATGTCCATTGTGAAAATAGCGGTGTTACTTATGCAGTTGTTTTTTGTTACTTGGGAAGGGCTTTACCTCTTCCGCATAAACGCTTCCATCAGCGTTTATAGTTAAAAAAATCTTTCGGCCTGCATGAATGGCCTTGTTGATCGCGCTTTGATATACGCCGAGATCTTTAGCTGTCTTGGTTTGCCCAAAGCGCATTGCATAATCTTTCAGGGTTATGCGTTGTTCCATACAACCTCCTTAGTACATGCAACCATTATCACCGCCAGAGGTAAAATAACCAACACGCACGGTGTTAGATATTTATCCCTTGCGGTGATAGATTTAACGTATGAGCGCAAAAAAGAAACCATTAACACAAGAGCAGCTTGAGGACGCACGTCGCCTTAAAGCTATTTATGAAAAAAAGAAAAATGAACTTGGCTTATCCCAGGAATCTGTCGCAGACAAGATGGGGATGGGACAGTCAGGCGTTGGTGCTTTATTTAATGGCATCAATGCATTAAATGCTTATAACGCCGCATTGCTTGCAAAAATTCTCAACGTTAGCGTTGAAGAATTTAGCCCTTCAATCGCCAGAGAAATCTACGAGATGTATGAAGCGGTTAGTATGCAGCCGTCACTTAGAAGTGAGTATGAGTACCCTGTTTTTTCTCATGTTCAGGCCGGGATGTTCTCGCCTGAGCTTAGAACCTTTACCAAAGGTGATGCGGAGAGATGGGTAAGCACAACCAAAAAAGCCAGTGATTCTGCATTCTGGCTTGAGGTTGAAGGTAATTCCATGACCGCGCCAACAGGATCCAAACCTAGTTTTCCTGACGGGATGTTAATTCTGGTTGACCCTGAGCAGGCTGTTGAGCCAGGTGATTTCTGCATAGCCAGACTTGGGGGTGATGAGTTTACCTTCAAGAAACTGATCAGGGATAGCGGTCAGGTGTTTTTACAACCACTAAACCCACAGTACCCAATGATCCCATGCAATGAGAGTTGTTCCGTTGTGGGGAAAGTTATCGCCAGCCAGTGGCCTGAAGAGACGTTTGGATAACACGTAAATGATTAAAGAACGTATTTCTTATATCATTCCGATTGCGATGGATGAAGGCAACCCAGTAACTCCAGTTCTTATCTATGAAATGGATAAAGACTCCCATGAAGTGGATCTATCATTTGGCGCTTTTTTTATCGGCCTTAAGGCTACAAAAAAATATTCCATAGGCATTGAGGTTTTCAATGCTCAAGAAATACCGATACCAATTGACACAAAACTGTACTCCAACCATAAGTTTTTTACGGTAGCAGAAGCCAACGATGGAGAAACCATCGTATCAACTTCTATGAGAATTAACTTCCCAAGGGTGAAAATTATCAAGCCTGGGATATTCGAAGTTAGAGCATCACTGGTTAATCCTGATAAAGGCGAAGTAATTGATGTAAAAAGTTCGTTTTTTGACGTGAAGATAACAGGATCAGTTCGCGATGAGTTTAGATAACAAGGTTGCTCAGCTTCGTCCAAATCAAAACATATCTCGCCCAATTGGACACTATTCCACTGATGATGCATACTCACGGCATGGTGGAGGAAACGGCGGAGGTAACATGCTTGAGGCTAGAGTTGCAAAGCTAGAGTCTGATGTTGAATACATCAAGCGCGATCTCGCTGAAGTAAAGTCAGATATAAAATCTGTAGATTCTCGTCTGTCAGGTATTGAGACAAGCATTAGCTCAGCAAAAATCACCATCAAGGCATCTGCGGTCGTTGTCAGTTTCGTGTTCGCATTTTGCGCCTACATTTTTGGAAGTTATGTTTCCAAAATCCTTGATGCCTTAAACGGACTCGTTCTTAAGTAACACACAACCCGGCCTCAGCGCCGGGTTTTCTTTACCTCACGATCCCCTTCACCCAATAACACATAACCAATTGTATTTATTTGAAAATTAATAGATACAACTCACTAAACATCGCAATTCAGATCTCTCGATCACCTCCCAAGCCACACACCCCTGCAAAAAAATAAATCTATATAAAAAACATACAGATAACCATCTGCGGTGATAAATTATCTCTGGCGGTGTTGACATAAATACCACTGGCGGTGATACTAAACACATCAGCAGGACGCACTACTCACCAGGGCGGTGAATATACAACGATTCAAGCAAGAATCTACGGCGCTGACAAAGCGCAATAACCAAAGTGAACTTTGGGGTGTGGTGAAGGGTTCATGGACGGGAATATGTCGCACGTAAAGCGGCGAGGCCTGCGGGACTATTGCCGAATTGAAGTAGGCCGAAACAGGTCGAAATGGGTCTCCCACCGACCACACCACCAAAGTTCATCAGGAGGTCTATATGACACGCAGAACTCAGTTCAAAGGCAATTCACGTTCTCGTCGTCGTGAGCGTTTAAAGGCAAAGGCATTAGCTAACGGCGTACTGGCCCGCGAAGAAGCAATAAGTTCAGAAGTATTACACCGCCCTACTCTAAGCAGAGCGCAGATTCAGGCTAAAGGTACTCACGAAACGCCTGAGCGCATAGAAGACGCTAAGCCAATTAAGTTCATAGCACAGGACGTGATCTGGCAACAGAAAGAATACAGACGCAATCTGGAGCGAGCGGCCATTGTGTACGCGAATGAGTTTGGACATAAGCAACCAGAAACTGGTGTATGTCTTCCAAACGTAGCCATTTACGCGGCAGGCTACCGGAAATCCAAACAACTGACAGCAAGATGACTTGTGTTGGTCGCCAGAAAATGAAATTAGGCAGCAAACCACTTATTTGAGGTGAGATATGACAAAATCATGGAGCGTACCTTTTCCTGAATCA